ATATCAGTTGACCACTACAGTCGTTAAAGCCGATCTCTTTTAAGAGGATTTGAGCCGAGTTATAAGAGAGCTTAATGAACTCTAATTCCGCTTTTAATTTCATCTTAATCATGAAAATCTGAATGTATGAAAAGAGGTCTAACGTCATTTGGGGGATAGCTTTAAAGAAGTCCGTAATAAATGCCATCTGTAAGCTAATCCAATCAATAAAAGAGTAGATGTAATCCATAACTAATCCTTACCTAACATTCTGATACCAGACAAAACAAACAAGAACATCACAACCGCTGAGATGATCGTCGCGTTCTCCAATAGAGCAGAGAGCACGCCAGATTTGAAAGAGCGTTCAGCATGGTTAACATTGAGATTTAAGGTGTGCTCTTTATAGGTGCCGTTATTAAAAGAGCTGGTATCGATAGAGAATAACGCTTTGAACTTTTCAAATTCATCGGTCATTTCTTGTTTGATTTCTAGGACTTCATTTTGAACGTCAGCAATTTGATTTTGAGTGACAATGAAGCCCTCACCATTAAAGCCATAGTTAGGTTCAACAAAGTTATTGTTGTTAGTGACACCATTGATGAGGTCGGTTAGTTTACTTTCGACACCGGACATATCAGAGCCATCTAGAGCGTCTATTTTATCGGATAATGATTGGATGCCAGATTCAACACTGCTTAAATCAACGGAAGAAGACCCGCCAGAGATTGCTGCTATCTGTTCACTAATCGCATTGAATTTAGGGCTTAGATTATTGGAAATAGTATCAGGCAACTCTTTCAATAATCTCTGATTGGTATGAGCCTTAGCGGCATTTTTCAATTGTTTTTTTTGGGTTTGAGTAAGACCATTACTACCAGAATTAACAGCGTTTAATATGTCAGCGGAACGACGATAAACAACGGCAAGATCTTCTTGAATCTTGTTGTTTTGACCCATTGCATATTTTGAATTAGAAGCGGCTTCACTAGCCGATTGACGAGCCCTAAAAACATCGTCTTTCATATCGTCTAAATTTCTATTAAGAACAAAAAAACCACCCTCAATAGCACTTTTTAAAGAGTATTTAGTATCACTTAATTGATTAAGAATAGATGATTGAGTATTACCTTGAGCCAGCGATAAAGCGTCTAATTTTGATTTAAAATAACCATCATTCTTATTAATTGTAGAAACAAGGGAACCGATAGACTCTCTAAAATCCGTACGCCTAACACTTCTCAAACTAAGGTCACGCAATGCACCCGCTAAATCACGGTTATTTTCGGTTAAGTGTTTCATTGTATAGCGATAAGAGCGACAGTCTTCATCATCGGTATTACAACCGACAGGCTCATTAACATCTGAAAGACGGTCGTAAAAATCATCAATAGAGTCGGGGACGCCATTATCATTATCATCGACAACAACTCGATCACTTTTATATGGGTCAGGGTCTTCACCGTTGGGAGTTCCATCGCCATCCCAATCTTCTAAATCGTCGTTAACACCATTTTGGTTAACATCATTTTCAAAAGGGAACGGCTCAGGCGTATCACCAGAGAAGCGGTTAATCTCATCAAAAGCACAAGTGCTACCCGTATAAGTAAATTTATTCGTCCACTTATTACCCTCTACAGATATAGAAACTGAACCCGCCGTCATCCTACAAGCAGCACCCGTTGAACGATCACCAATGCAGTAAGAGCGAGGATTATCACCCCAAATATAAGCGTCCCAGGTTAAGTTTTTTCCTGTTCCCTCCAGTATCTTACAAGAACTAACGCATACACCATCAACTTCAACTTTACCCGCGCCACACTGCAAAGCATTGGAATTGAAAGCGACAAGAACTAAAAGAAGAGAGAGGTATTTTTGATATTGTTTCACTGTAAAACCCCAGATAAGAAAACGCCCCCAAACTAGGAGGCATTGATACCCGTATATACTCCATATACGAATGACATAGCCATAACCACCCCAAACAGGACGGTTACGACTTGAGAGACAATGTCTCCCATTAGTTCCCCATAGAGTTCATGATAGCGCGAAGACCAAAGCCAATCGCAGCAAGACCGATAAGACCAACCACAACCAAACCGTAGTTCGATTGACCAGTCGTTACAGCTTCGTTGATAGCCGTTGTGATTGCAGTATTATCAGCAAATGAAGAAGCAGATACAAATGCAGTAGAACCTAGAACCAATAGACGTTTTTTCATGATATTTCCTTTTTTAAGAGTGTGTTACTAAAAGTTGACCCTTAGCCTTTGCCAAGAGTTTTTAAGATTCGTCCTAGCACATGGCCAGAAACGAAAGATAATAAAATCCAACCTGAAACAGCGGTATAGAGTTCACTGTCGATGTTCAAAGACTGAGACGCAGTGACTAAATTGTTGTATTCAGTATCAGTGAGCATTACGAGCTGACAATCAAAGTCAGTTGACGTTCTTAAGTAACCTTGTTGAGTGGTCGTAATGCAGTTCATTGATTAAGCCTTACTTGAAGCGCTTTTTTGACGATTGAGAGAGCCAATTTCAGACAAAAGAAAGTCTCTTTTAACCTCCAAATCACGGATAGTTCTCGTCAGGAGCAAGCGGTCAATCCAATCAATTACAAACGAGCAAACACGACCAAATAGTGAGAACACGACCATGGTAATAATTAGGGCTTCAATCAGTGCATCCAAATCATTGCCAGTTAATTGATAAACGACCGTTTCCATAATTAAGCCTTGTTAGCTTTCATAAAGTTATCGAAGTGCTTTTTGACTTCTTCATCGACAGGAACAAGCTGATTCACCAAGATATCGAGTGGATCATTTGGGTTAGCACCAAAGCTCAGTTCGTATTCACGGTTAGCAACAAAAGCGCGTGATTGGATAAGCTGACGAGCGTAAGCCACATCAATTTTCAGAGCTTGTTTGTTGTAAGGGATGTCAGTTGAGAAACCGATACCAGTTTGCTGAAACTTCTCGTTATCGACTTCTTCTACGGCACGTAGGACAGACAGCTCCGCGAACTCCATATTCGATTTAGGGAAACGCTTGATAGAGATACCAGTTATTGTAGGCATATTCTTGACTCCAAAATTTCGATTTTCTGTTTAGTGTATTCGTCAGGAATGCCTAACGAGGTTTCAAAGTTGGCGCGTCTATGGTGCGTAGGAATGAGCATTCCGAATGCTTCACCTAAGTCACCCTCAGTCATTGCCACAACTTCAGAAAGTGCCTTACCACATTGGCGACGAACCCAAGCAATACGAGCAAAGAACTCAAGACCGGCCTTCTTTTTGTTAAGCTCAATCTTCATAGGTTCAGCAGGGTCGATACTTGCTGAGAAGTCACACAGACCAGCAAAGGCCGAAGCAGGCGAGGCGAGTAGTGCCAAATCACATTTCTTCAATTCCACTTCATTGCGGTACCAAATCACTTCAGGGTCAGCGATATTTTGCTCAAACTTCTTGTTGTACACACGCCAGTAAATTGCAGAGGTACGAGAGCCAACAAGGACAGCTTCCTCTGATAATTCACCGGATTGTGAAACGCGCTTATGAGGAACCATTGTCGGACCACGACCACGAGAAGCAGTGCGAAATGCTCCCTCATAAAAACATTTCTCAGCATACTTACAGTCAAAGATTCCGGTGTAGTCATCCACGCAGAGATCCAAACGGGCTAGGCGAGTGATACCCAAAAGTGACAACCACCAATGCACCTTTTTGTGTGTGGTGAAGTCGAACAACTTAGCGCAACCCGTACCATTGATTTGTACGTAGACCGTATCGTTGTTACCACCAACACCAACCAGACCGCATTCCACCGTGCCCGTAGAATCGTAAATCACCATTGAATCTTCATAGCCATGCAAGCCACGGCCACGCATAGGAGACAGGCGGAAGTTAAAGACTTTTGCCATGAACTCATCGAACCTATCGGCTAAAACCTTACGACACTTGTTACGGTGTAACTCGATTGATTTTTCTATGGCTTCCGATGAGTTAAAGCGACCTTTAACGCTTTGCTTTTTAAACTCAGGGAACTGCATGTTGATAAAGTCTTGTTCGTTCGAGTTGTCCAAGTGTCTAAGCGAACCGTACGAAAATGAAAACGCTAAGTGATCCACTTGAACCGGACGAATTTCATCATGGAACTTATGAGGCTTTTTAGATGGCATGGAACACACCCTTAACCAAAAGCTCTTGGTAGTTCTCATCGGTGATTTCAACAATCTGAAATGACACCATGCCGTAATGAACCTCCATGAACTGGAAGAACTCACGCTGAGTCTTGAAGAAGTTATGACCCCAAGGAAAATAGGCGTTGATGCCATGATTGGGTTCGTTGTCGAAGTAGATAGAATCCATGATTAACGTTCCAAGCCGTAAAACGCGGAGAACTGTTCAAGCTCTTGGTCGTTATCAAACGTAAAAGTGAAAGAGTCACTAGAGTTATAAAGTGGATTCTTATAGCTGACAGTGTGAAAAAGTTCTTCGCCAATTGTGCGTTGGCCAAACTCAAGTTCGCTAACAAGGAACTCAAAGCAGATTTCTAGTGGTGAGTTATGAAGAGACACGGACGCGTGTGTGAAATCTGGGTAGTTAGAGAAGCTAACGTGTTCAGATTTCAAAACAGAGCCGTATTGAATCGGTTCAATTGTAAACATAACAGCACCTCGATAAGTTGGTTGCGATTGACTTAGGAGGATTATAGGCACGAAAAGTTGTGCCTGTTAAGCACGGAAAATCATGCCTAATCAGCTAGAATGTAGCTAAAGGGAGAATGTCTTATGTATCAAAATGAACTGTTAGATGCCTACAAAAAGGCTCAAAACTACGTACAAGATAAGCAGATTGCACATGATTTGAATCTGCCTAGACAACGGATTGGTGAAATGCGAAAAGGAACTCGCTATATATCTGATTCAGAAGCAGTTTTTCTAGCGGAAAGCGCAGGAATTGATCCAGAGATGGCATTGCTTGGTTGTCACGTTGACCGCAACGAAAATCCAGAGATTAAACAGCTATGGGAACACATAGCAAAAAAGTGCAACGGGCTAGGATTAAAAGCGATTTCAATGACTTGCGCGGGATTAGCATTGATGGCAGCCACCCCAAATAAAGCACTAGCCATGTCAATCCCATTTTAAAAT